CTCCTCGCGGGCGACACGATGGTGGCGACCTACCACACGCACCCGTGCATGGTGAGATATTTTCACCAGTACTTCAGCGTACCGGACGTGATCATCGCAATCTACACCACGGCCCCGGCGTTCATGCTCGACGAGTGTACGGGCGACGTCCACGAATTTTTCACGGCGATCGACAAGGTGCACGAGACCGGGGACGACGTCGACGTGCAGATGAACTGCAAGAGCAAGACTGTCCACCTGCCGACGGGGCGCATCGTCGGGAATATCGGCGTGAAGGATCCGCCGCACGTCAACAGCGAGCCGGTGACGTGCCCGAAGTGACGTACCAGCGCACATGAGTGCCGCGCGGTTGAAGTTTCAGGTGTGGAGCGAACAGTTCCAGCGATGGAAGACAGCGTACGTGCTCGTCACGATGCTGCACGAGAACCTGATCATGATGAAGGCGTACGGCATGAGGATACGCGTTGGGAGTGAGTGCCGATGACAGAGTTTCAACACTACTGGCGCTGCGCGCACTACCCGAGCGCGATAGAGAATTTTATATCCACTCGACAGACATGCGAGTGGGGCTGCCACACGCAGGAGCTGAAGTGGCACCACGGCGGCGTGCACCCGATTTTGGCGCGTAGCTCAGTCGGTAGAGCGGCGCCCTGTTAAGGCGTTGGTCGTAGGTTCGAACCCTACCGCGCCAGCCAAATCCGTCCAGGGGGACGTTCGCGCATTGCGCGATCACAACTAGAAGCTCGATGTATTTCGAGCAAGATTTATGTGGGGCGTTAAACGGCTACGGAGACCGCCCGGACTGTAACCCCGGTACGCTTGCGTTCGCTAGGTTCGACTCCTAGGCGACCCACCAGAATTGCGAGGTAGCTCAGCCTGGCAGAGCACGAGGCTCATACCCTTGGGGTCACGGGTTCAAATCCCGTCCTCGCTACCAAACTTGTCGGTAGTGCAACCAACCGACCTCCGCGAGCCGACGCGAATGGTACGCCGTCACTATGTGACCATGCGGCCTCGGCGCCTTTTGATACGGGTGGTGAGAGACCCGCAGAGTGCTCAACGCACTGAGTAAAAATACGCAATGAGGATCTCACACCATGTCGATTGGTAATCTAGGCGCTGCCCCAGGCGCGCAGCCCTCTGCAACGCAGGCGCTCGGCGCACCGATCTGGCAGGACACCGGCCCCGCCGCCGGCTCTGCGCCGGTCGGTAACGCGGGCAACCCCGCGCCAACCGGCGGCGTCACGTACTTCAACGCGAGCTACGAGTCGGTTTTGGCCGCGGTATCGCGCGGTGAGGTCTCGCTGAACCAGGTCGTCGCGAACGGTAGCCAGTTCGGTGGACTGAACAACGGCCCGGCGGGCAGCAACCTGAGCGCGGGCAACCCGACGCTGCTGCAGGCGATCTCGCAAGGTCTCCCGCAGAACGGCACCAACGGCCTGAACGGTATCGCCGCTGGCGGCGGCACGGTTAACTCCAGCTACGCGAGCTGCAACAACGCTCCGGGCACGTTCGACCAGGGATTCGATTCGACCGCGACCATCGACCCCAAGCAGGTCATGAACGCGCCGGGCGTGCAGCTCGTGTCGCCAGCCCAGTACGGTGGGAACTAAGATGCTCACCGGCTACGGCAACTCGCCGCTCAATATGAACCCGGCGGTTCGGGGCCAGGCCCCGCAGCCGATGAGCCAGATACAACCTGTCGCGCCCGCGGGCGCCGGCAGGGTAACCGCACTCAACCACGCGCCCGCGATCGCGGGCGGCGGGGAGATGCCGTTCACGCCGACCCCCGGCAACCTTCCCAGGAACCTTTCACAATGACGCTCTACGGCGCAACTGACCCCGTGGTCATCGGTCAGCCGATGTCCCCCTTCTTCGGCGCACAGAACGGTAACGGCAAGGCCGCGACCGCGGCCGGCGCCGCCCCCATCGTCCCGCAGCCCACCTCCGCCCCCGGCGTCGGCACCCAGGCGACCGGGATCCAGGTCTCGCTCCTTGAGGCGGTCGCGCGCGGGTCGATCCCGCGGAACGCGCAGATATCGACCATCGCCGGCCAGGCGGTGTCCGCCGGCATCAGCGCGCTGCAGGGCGACGGCCTCACGCTCGATGAGGCGCTCAGCTCCGGTAACGGCGCGCAGGTGAGCCTTGGTGTCGCGGTCGCACCGAACGCAGCGAACCCGAACAGCGTCACAACGATGGGCGTCAACAACCAGATCTTCGTCGAGGGCGTGGCGAACGCGAACGACGGACTCTCGACCGGCCCGACCCCAACGAACACGGAGTCGATTGTGAGCGCGCCGGTCGCCGGCTCGACCACGACCGCGAACGTGACCTTGCTCACTGGAGTGTTTCAGGGATGACCATCTACGGCACACCGGGCGGCACACCGCTCAACACCTCAGGCTTCCAGGGCACCACGCCAGGGAACCCTGTCGGCGCTACCGTGCAGACCTTCATACCAGGGCCGGGGCTATTTCCGCCTAACTCTAACTCGGCCAGCAACGACACGCAGCTCGCGGCGATCTCCGCCGGACGGCTCCCGATCAACGCGCAGCTCACGAACGCGCTCGCTGGCGCCTCGGCGGCGACCAGCATCGGTGGCCGTACAAACTCCGTCGCCGAGCGCATGGCGGAAAGCGGAACCAACGGCACAGAGAACACCATCGGTGGCGCTAGCGGGTTCCACCCGATGTGCAACTCTGCGAACGGCGGGAGCGGTCCCGGCGCTGGCGGAATGAACCAAGACCTCGGCGCGAACACCGGCCGCTCCGACACCCAGTGCGGCACGATGCCCGCGTCCTTGATCTCGGTGGGCGCACCGATACAGTACCAGGGGTAAGCACATGACATCAAACTTTTGGGTCGCTACCGGATCGTCGTCCGCGGCGGATACGAACACCGGGATACCTGGCGCGGCGCCGGTTCCCGGCGGCCAGATGACTGGCAACCCGAACACACAAGACAACGACGCCTCGATGCCGTTGACTCAGCCGCCGAACCCGCAGAACACACCCTCCCAGTTCATGGCGACGCAGTTCTCGAACGGCAACCTCCCGACGAACCTGCAGCCGACGAACGTGCTCCAAGGTTCCGGCCCCCCGAATCAGGGCGGCGCCACAGGCGGCGACTCGCTGCTGGCGATGTTGTCGCGCGGGCAGGTGATCAAGAACCAGAGCACCTACGGGCAGGCCGGCTTCACTCCGCAGAACGGCGGCTGCAGCCCGCAGGCGTCATCGCCCGCCGCGAACGTGACGCAGTCTGTGGCGACCGGGCAAGCGAGCGGCGTGACCTACGCAGCGAACAACATGAACCTGTCGGGAATGTAAGGCGTGGGGCAGCCGGTCTGCGATGTAAATTTTTCGCTGGTCGGGCTGCTGCTCCACATGAACGGAGCGAACAACTCGCAGACGTTTGTCGATTCGAGTTCGAACGCGCTGGCCGTAACGAACTTCAACAATAGTATACAATCGAACACTGAGACGCCGGGGTTCACGCCGACCACCGGAGATTTCACCAGCGCTGGCTACAACCAGTACGTGAGCGTACCGCTCACTACGGGCGGCCCGATAGACTTGAGCACAGGCGACTGCACGATAGAGGGTTGGCTCTATATGCCGACGAGTGTCAACAACGGGTCAGGCAACGTCGGAGGAACAACCAACTATGAGTGCGAATTTTCAGTAAATCAGGGCGCTGGCACCTACAAGCTATTGTGCACGTTCTCAGGTGTTACGGCACAGTCTGCCATTGGCTCTGTTCCGAACGCTACGTGGGTGGCTTTCGCTGTAACGGTAGCCGGGACGTCGGTTCAGATCTGGATAAATGGTGTGGCTAGCGGGGCCTCCGCAACGATCTTAACCCGCGCGCCGATGACTGACCCGGCGTGGATCTTCGGGTCGCATCCCGGCACGCCCATCTTGTGCTATCTGTCGGATATCAGAATTACTAAGGGGTTGGCGCGTTACACCGCGAGCTATACCCCGAGCGGCCCGTTCACTGGAACGTGCACCCCGAACGTACCGAACGTGGTGGGGCAGACGACGGCGGCCGGCACCGCGGCGATGGTGGCCGCAGGGTACCAGGTGGCTGTTCTTCAGCAGAACAGCAACGTGGTGCCCGGCGATATCATCATCAGCCACGCGCCAACCAGCGGCGGGCTGTTCCCGCTGAACGGTGTGGTGACGCTCACGGTCTCCGCGGGGCCGGCGCCCACCGCGGGCGTTGGTGGTGACGTGTGGGGCGCGGGTGGCGGCGGTATCGTAGCCGACAACACACGGAACCCGATCGCGGTAGCGCTGTCGGCGGCACAACAGCCGACAAACGCAGTATATCAAGGTAATCAGTCAGTGTTGGCGGCAGAAGCGAACGCTACGCTACCGCTGACGATGCAGACGCCGGCCTACACGGTGCCGACGACACCGACGACGGGGTGAGAACATGATCAAGCAGATGGGCGCGTCCTTCACGGTGCGCGGGTACCTCCTGATTCTGTTGGTCGCCGCGGGCGCGCTGAGCGCCGCGACGAACCTGTGGCTCTCTGCGCACCGGACGATTGATTTTTCATGCAGGCCCGAAGGGTCTGCTGCTTATCCGTCTCACAAGGGCGGCGTTGGTATTGTGCGCATGGGCGCGAGGATAATTTCATGACAGCATTGGGCGTCTTCCGAGACGATTTTTACAACGCAGTTTCCGTACTGTCGCAGAGTCAGTACGCGCCGATCACGTCAGCGACCGCGTCGGTCATCCCGGCGGCCTCTATGGCCGGCGCAGGCGACTGCTACCTTGTCGCGAGCGGCAACGCCACCGCGACAGCGTACACTACCGACTCCGCGGTCAACATCATCGCACTGATCCAGATAGCGGTGGCGAACGCGTACAAACAAGGGCTCGGCAGCTTCGCGGCTGGCGTGAACCCACCCCCTGGCGTCCCGAACCTGTTCAACGTCGTCTACACGCTGACGATTGTGAACCTGAACACTGGCACGGGCACAATCACGCTCACGGGGGGCGCTGGCGTCACGATCACTGGCACCGCCACGGTGTTGATTGGCGCGGAGCGCGTCTTCACGGTGACGATCAACTCACCGACTACGGTCACATTGCAGAGCATGTTCGCGAGCGTAGTCTCGACGTTCACGGCGTAAAGCTAATAACGGCTAGTACGTTGTCGGCTGATTATATTCAATTAACAGAGGAATTTTCACACATGGGCAAGAAAGAAGCCGCCAAGATGAAGGGCGAAGAGTATTTGGAAGGGCGCCGGGCCGGCGTCGAGGGCACGCACGGGGCCGAGCGTAAAGGTGTCGCCGAGAAGACGAACCTGCCGCACCCGGACGTCAACGACTCCGGCGGAGCCACCGAGCTGACCAGCGCCGCGCGCAGCCTCTACCAAGACGCGGTACGCGGTCGTGGCGACAAGATGGGCGACAAAGCGCTGACGGAGCGATAGCCATGAGCCTCATCGGTATCGGTATTGGGGTCGGCGTCCTCGTCGTCGGTGTCGCGGTCTACCAGCTCGTCAAGAGCAAGTCGGCCGTCACCGTGGCGAGCGTAGCGGCAACCGTGAAGGCTGACGCAGCGACAGCGAAGGCTGACGTTGCTGCGGCGAAGAGCGACGTCAAGAAGCTCTAGTGCCAAGCAAGTCGCCAGCGCAGGCGCGGCTCATGCGGGCCGCCGCACACGGGTGGAAGAAGCCCGGAGGCGGCGGCCCGTCCGTCGAGGTTGGCAAAGAGTTCATGCACGCGGACGAGCGCGCGCACAAGCGCGCACACAAAACAAAAGAAGGTCGTGCAGATCACAAGCGTGAGATGAACGCCTGGGCAGAAGGAAAATCAAAATGATCGGTGACGCGGTAGCGGCCGGCAAGCGGGGGAACACCTACGCCGCCGGCCCCGAGTTCAAAAAGAAAAATCACAAGGGCCGCAGTCACAAGCACGTCGACGGTCCGCGAGCGAGTCACGGTGGCGGAGACCACGAGACCGCGAAGGTAGCCAAGAGCGCGCACAAGACAGGTCCGCGCCCTGGCGTCAATGTTGCGGACCGTCAGGCACCGCACAAACAGAAAGAGCGCAAAGAGGTTCGGCATGTCGACCAGGGCCAGATCCTGGACGAGTGGTGCAAGGGCAAGCGCGGGAGCTACAAGTAATGGGCGTTGACACAACGTTTCAACCGAAGACGGCCACCTACGCGGTGGACAGCTCGGCCGCGGTCACCATCGACGGGCGCCAGAACGGCGTCACGTCGTGGCGCATTCGCGCTATCGGTCTGACTGCCGTGGGCGGCGCCGGGGTGACCAGCGTCTACGTCAAGTGGGCGTCACCTACCGGTGCCGCACCGTCCGCCGCTTCGGTGCCGGCTCTTGGCGCTCCGGTGCCGAACGAGATCGGCATCAACGTCGGGCAGACCGTATACATCGAAGGTATCGGTGCCGACCTACAATTCATAGCGAGCGGTCTGTTCGCTACGCCGGGATACGTTGAGATCACCGGGGGCCAGGGAGGCTGCAGTGGCTAAACTTACAGCGGCGGCTAGGAAGAAAATTTCCGGCAAGAATTTCGCCGGACCCGATCGTTCATATCCGATCGAAGACGCGAGCCACGCTCGCAACGCGCTCGCGCGCGTCTCGCAGCACGGATCGCCAGAGTTGAAGGCGAAGGTGCGCGCGAAGGTTCACGCGAAGTATCCAGATATCGGCAAGTCGCACGGAGCGAAGGCCGACCACTACATGAGGACAGGGAAATAACATGGCGGACATCGCACCGATGCTAGGAGCCATCCTCGGCATCAGCAAGACCCCGAAGGGTCAGGACAAGAAGCGCGCTGTGAAGCCGAAGACCAAGAAAGGTCGCGGCGACCACAAGGTCACGGGCGGCGAGCGCTCCGTCACCGAGCCGGCGCAACAGCACGGCGAGCTGGCGAGCTATATGGCGCCGCCCCCGCCGCCCAACGACCGCAAGCTCATGCGCGAGAACGCGAAGCACACGCTGCGGCGCGCGACCGACGACTGGGTCGAGGGACGCATCAGTACGAAGGAACACGCCGCCGTCCACCAACGCGCGAAGCACGTCCTCTCGGGTAAGCCGCCGCACGAGTTCAAGGGACCGAGCGGCGAACGATCATTCAAGAAAATTAAATGATTGTGCTACTCCAGGTTCGCGTAGGCGTCTGCTACTGCACGATCCGCATCGACCGCTCGTGGCGGTGACCTGTGCCCATAGGCAATAGGTACCTACAGGGACAGCCGATTCTGCCGTACGCCAACGTAAAGGCGTACCCCGGCACCGACATCTTCATGGACTTCAGCTTCGTGGACCACACGAACACGCCCGTCGTCCCTACCTCGATCAGCATCGAGATCGACGACATCACGAACAGTGTGGTGATGGCGGGACCGTCAACGCTGAGCGCCGCCGGCTCGAACGCGAGCCCATTTATTTATCCTGCGTTCGCGTCGACGATGTACCTGCAAGTCTCCGGGTCGGTGTGGCAGATGACGTTCCCGTACATCGGATCCCAGCTCTGTCAGGTCGGCGCACAGTTTACGGCGATCGACTCCGTGACAGGGCAACCGTTCACGTCGAACGCGGTGATCGCGATCATTGAATTATGCGCGCTCGCTACAGTGAGCGGCATGGCCTATTGAACAGTTAAGTTTCGATTTTTCATTTCGCAGTGAGGTGCGGAGTATGACGAAGATAGATTTCAGCCAGCGGTTGCTGGACGATCTTATTGCGGTGGCGCTCCTGGATAAGGCTGAGGGTCGAGTCCTGTTGCCGGATTGGCAGCGGATCCTGCGCGGCAAAGTTGTCGCGGTCGGGCCCGGACGGATGCTCCCGCTCGGCGAGCGCGCTCCTATGGAGTGCAGGGTAGGAGACATAGTTGCCTTCTCGGCCACCGCAGGGATGGACGCCGACTACGGCGTCGGCCGCAAGATCCGCCTCATGCGCGACACCGACGTCGACACAATCGAAGAGCCCGGCAAGACGCTGACTGAAACGATCAATGAAGGCTACATTCGCCTCGTTGAGCGACAGGAAGGGATGGCGCCGCTATGATCCTCACCGAAGAGCTGGAAGAAGTCGGCCGCCGCACGCGAGTGCTTCGCGACCGCGTACTCTTGAAGGTATTGCCCTACGTGCACCCGACGCTGGAGACGCCCGGTATAGAGATCAACAAGGGCGTCGTGATCGCGGTCGGCTACGGCCGGCGCCAGCGGCGCAAGGTTGCGTTCAAGCAGGAAATCAGCGACGGGCCGCCCGTGCTCGGTCCCGGCGGAAAGGTAATGAAGTTCGCGCCGAGCAAACTCTCGGGCAAGACGCTGTGGTTCGAAGACGGCCCGGAGACGGGTGCGATAATCCCGATGCAGGTGAAGCCGGGCGATGTCGTCGAATTCAGTTTTCGCAACATCACGCTGGTTGACTTCGATCGGTGCGGGTTCCCCGGTATAGGGCACCTCGCGTTCATCTGGCAGAAGGCGATTTATTCGGTCGATCCTGACGAGTCGCTGAACGAGTGCCTGATGTGGCAGCAGAGCGCTGGCTACGATCGGAAGGGTAATTTTATGTCGGGCGCAGAGGATTGGCACCGCGCATGATCGGAGCTGGAGAGTACAACCCTACCAAACCTGAGTGGGGCAAGTGGCCGAAGATCAAGCCGGAGACGGTCGCGCCCCTGCGTGACGGTAAGCCGGACATGTATAATTACGTGCCGACGCGGTTCGTCTCGAAGGATGAGGCGAAGGCGCGCGGCTGGACTCATTTTTGGATCGGTGAGCAGTGCGTGACCGGACACCGCGCCGCGCGCTACGTAAGAAACGGCAGCATCTGCGTCGACTGCCACCGCATCGAGCAAGGACACCTACCGGTCTACGGTAAAGGTATCCCGGAGCTTGAGGAGGCGCGCAAGCGCAACTATACGCAGAAGAATACGGCACCGCGAGCGGCCGGCCCGTCGCAACCAAACTCTGCAGAGAAGCTATTTCTCACGAAGTACGCAGAGCTGAAAGACTTCTCGCTCGCCGCTGACGCGTGCGGGCGCAGCGAGTCAGAGTTTTTAGCGATCCTGAGCTGGAACGAAACGTTCCGTGAGGCAGTGAACCGCCTCGAAGAGAGCCTCGGCATCGCACGTACGCAGCAGATATCGGAATTTTTCGATTGGGATGACCAAAAACGCCAAAGTTTCCTGATCACGTACGCCAACACGGCGGATATGAGGCAGGCGCTGCGCGCGGTGGGGGTTACCAACGTGCAATTTCATCGTGAACTGGCCGACAACGCGGACTTTCAACGAAAGTTTGACGACGCCACACAGATCGCGCGTGCAGTTTTCGATCACGCAGCGTCTGCGGCAGCCACGAAGGGCGACACGCGCATGCTGGGGCGCATTGCGGCGAATCTTTTCCCGGAAAAGTTCGGTGAGAACGTAAAAATGGACCTCAACGTCAAGGGGACCATGACGGTGGAACAACAGAATGCGGAATTATCCTCGCTCCTATCAGGACTTGGTAGACAGGGTGTACTCGTCGCTCGAAGTCCCGAAAGAATTGCTGGACCCGACGTCGTCGACGCAGTCTATTCAGTTGATGAACCCGAGAACGAAGAGCAAACTGATCGAGATCCTGCGCCAGAGACAGCGGACGCTGGCGCTGACCCAAATAGTGACCTCGTTTCAGGATCCGAGTGACCACCCAGCACTAGAAAACTGTCCGCTCGGTAGGAAGCACTACCCGAAACAGATGAAGTTCTTCGCCAACGAGGCGGTGGACGACGAGGTCGCTCTTTTTGGTGGAAACAGAACGGGTAAGACGCACTGCGGCTGCTTCGCGGACGCATTGCATCTGACTGGGCTATATCCTACATGGTGGCCGGGCCGAAGATTCGACCGGCCGATCGATATGTGGGTGGCGACAGACACCGCAAAGAACACGCGCGACATTCTGCAGGAAAAACTCTGCGGGAAGCCGGGCGTCGAGTCCGCATATGGCACCGGGATGATCCCCGGCGACCTGCTCGTGCGCCGGACGGTAAAGCACGGCCTAGCAGACGCATTTGAAACTGTGTTTGTGCGCCACGTGTCCGGCGGTCTCTCGACGCTTCAGTTTAAGTCGTACGACCAGGGCCGCGAAGCGTTCCAGGGAACACACCAGGACCGGATTCACCTCGACGAGGAGCCGAAGCTGGAGATCTACGCCGAGTGCCTGCTGCGTCTCATGAGCACGGTGCCCGGCGAGGTTAATGGCACGCTGGTTCTGACTGAGACGCCGATGCTAGGTGTATCTGACCTGATGATCACGTTTATGCCCGAGCTGTCGCCGGAACCTGAAGCGATGCCGGCGCAGACATGGGATCCAGAGCAAGAGGAGATTATCATCGAGGAGGCAGTTTGAGCAAAAGCGCAGTCTTCCTCGATATGGACGATGTTCCGCACCTGAGCGAGAGCGAGAAGAAGAAAATTCTCGCCGGCATCCCGCCGTGGCAGCTGCAGGCGCGTAAGTCTGGTATCCCCGGTCACGGTGTCGGAGCGATCTACCCGATCCCCGAGAGCGTGATGATGATCCAGCCGTTCGACCTGCCGGCACACTGGCCGCGCTCGTACGGAATGGATCCGGGCTGGAACTGCACCGCGGTGATATGGTTCGCGTGGGACATCGACAACGGTTTCAAGGATGCGCAGGGTAACCAACGGTACCCTGCGGTCGCGTATGATGAATACTACCGCGGCCAGGCCGACCCCGCGGTGCACGTCGCAGCGATCAATCGCCGCGGCAAGTGGATACCGGGCGTCATCGACCCGGCCGCAGAGAAAGCGCGCGGCGTCGACGGCGAGCTACTGATCGAGACGTATCGCAACCTCGGACTGAACGTCACGAAGGCCGACAACACTGTCGTCACCGGGTTGATCCAGACCTGGGACATTCTCTCGACGCAGCAGCTGCGTATCTTCAGCACGCTGACGAACTGGTTCAAAGAAGTTCGCCTGTACCGTCGCGACGAGAAGGGCAACGTCATCAAGAAAAACGATCACCTCATGGACGCTACGCGATACAACGTCATGAGCGGGTTCGACGTGGCGAAGGCGCCGCCAGCGGCTGAGGGCGGACTACCCTGGTTCGCATGGGACCCTGCGATGGCGACGATTGGTGGCGTGTGGAGTGGGTGAAACCCATTGACGAGGTGGCACGAGAGTTTCGCCGTCAAGGGGTGTTTCTGTTGGTTAATCCGTTCACGAAGCGAATAGTGTTCTATGGCTACAAGCCTGACACTGTCGAGATCAACCGAATGATCGAGGCGCTGAAAGGGCGTAGCAACGAGATGTTGAAGTATTTAATCGCACAACTACGTGCAGAGGGTGAGACCATATGAGCGTTACATTGAAGTTGGTGCACGAAGAAGGTATCCGCCTGCGACAGCAAGCGGCGCATCGCATCGAGCACAAAGACAAAGATGATAAGGTGACACACACCTCCGTCGACTGGCGCTTCGTCAAGCGTCCGGCGTCGGACGGTAAGATCGTCGAGGAGTGCCAGCAGGACGAGGATCCGCGGCGCGTCGATTCGAACGGCCGCAAGCTGCAGCTCGGTACTTATACCCTGCACATCACGTCCGGCATGAACAACCTAGTCATTGAGCGCAAAGGCAAAGTCGCTCCGTTCAATTTCAAGAACGGCGCGATTCGCAACCAGGTCCGCGTCCAGTACCAGAAACTGGAAGACAGCGGCCGGAAAACAAAGGACCAAAAACCCGTGCACGAGTGGAAGAACGACGGCCCCGCGAAATATATTCCGTCGAACACGTTCGACGGCGTCTTCGTCGGTGACGGACAGCGCGCAATCTTGGACGAGATGCCCACGTAAATGGGTACGAACGCGGGTGACAATTGGGATCTGATTGGCGACGTGCCGGGAAAACCCGGCGCGTTGCCCAGCGTCAAAGGCTTCGACATCGAAGACACTGGCGCGTTGATGACTCGCATCCGCAACTTTCATGACGACGGTGTCGGCGCCTGGGAAGAGAACCGGCGCATGCACTCCGAGGACCTGAACTTCATCTACAACGCTGAGGCGATGGGTCAGTGGGATCCGGTCGTTCTGCAGAACCGCCGCGGCAAGCCGTGCTACACGTTCAACCGCTGCTTACAGCCCGTGAACATGGTGGTCGCTGATATGCGTCAGACGCGCCCCGCCGGCAAGGTGCGCCCTGCGTCCGACGGTGCGTCCGAGGCTGTTGCCGATGTGTTTGCCGGTCTGTGCCGCGACATCGAGAAGTGCAGCCGCGCCGACCAGATCTACAAAGAGCAGTTTAAGTTCGCTGTCGCTGGCGGGTTCGGTGCGTGGCGCATCATGCCGACCTACATGCAGGACGACGGCGAAGGCGCGTTCGATCAGGTACTACGCGTCATCAACATAGCGAACCCGCAGACGGTGGTGTGGGATCCGCAGTGCGCTGACGCTTGCGCGGCCGACGCCAACCGCTGCATCGTCGCGGAGCGCATCTCCGACGACATTTACGACGCGCTGTACCCGGACGGTAACCGCGCGAGCTTCAACATGTCGCGCGACAGCTACGGCTGGTTCACCGACAAGGAAGTGCGCATAGCTGAATATTTCGAGCGCATCCCGCGCGAGAAGTGGATCGCCAAGATGACCGACGGCACCGTGCGCGAGTACGACGCCGACCTCCGTGCGACCGAGGAGCACCTCGACGATCACGGGCTCACCGAAGCACAACACGTCACGCGCATCGCGACGAACAAGAAGACCGGCGACAAGATGATCCGTAAGACCACGAAGTGGCAGGTGATGTGGGTCAAGGTCGACGGCGCCAACGTGCTCGAAGGCCCGTACTACTACGACTGGAAGCGTATCCCCGTGGTCCGCTGCCCCGGCCGCTACATCAACATCGAGGGCCGCAAGAAATTCCAGTCGCTGATCCGTCACTCGAAGGACGCGCAGCGCAGCTACAACTCCCGAGCCTCGGACATGATCGAGCGCAGCGCGCTCCTGCCGAAGGCGCCATACCTCGTCACTGAGGCGATGATCAAGGGGTACGAAGACCAGTGGGCGCAGGCGAACGTCGCCAGCCGCCCGTACTTACCGTACAACGTCGACAAGAACGCGGAAGGCGGCATGCCGTTCCGCACGCAGCCGCTCGATCTGCCGCAGGGTGCGATGGCGCTCGCGCAGATGTCGATCCAGGATATCCAGGCCACCATCGGATACTTCGACCCGGCGCTCGGCAACGCTGAGGATATGAACCGCGTCTCTGGCAAGGCGCTTGTGCAACACACGAAGCGCTCGGACTTGGGCAGCTACGAATTCATCGACGGGTACAGCTCCGCGATGCAGCTCACCTGGGAGATGATGGTCGACATGATTCCGACCGTCATGGACGCGGAGCGTGTTGTACGCATCATTGGGCACGACGGCATCGAGAAGATGATCACCGTCAACCAGGAGCACGAGATGACCGGCGACATCATGAACGACCTCTCGAAGGGGTCGTACGACGTTGAAGTCACCATCGGGCCGAGCTTCCAGTCCGCGCGCCAGGAAGCGCTCGATACGTTGATCTCGTTCGCTGAGGCGATGCCGACTGCGGCGCCTGTGATCCAGGACCTGATCGCGAAGAACATCGACTCGCCGGACGCGCAGGAAATGTCGAACCGGCTGCGGATCCCGCTGATACAGCAGGGCATCATCCAACCGAACGAGAAGGAAAAAGCGGCTGGCGTTGGCTCGCAGAAGAGTCAACAGCAACAGATGCAGGAGCAACAGCAGCAGCTTGAGATGCAGCTCCTGCAGGGCAAAACTCAGAAGATGACGGCCGACGCCGCCATCGCGAAGTCTCGCGCCCAGTCCAGCCCGATGGAGCAACAGAAGATCCAGTACGAGACCGCCGGCAAGCACCTGGCGAACATCAAGCTGGCCCACGAGATCGGTGCCGACGCGAAGCAACAGCAGACCGATATGCAGTCGGCGCAGATGGATCTCGCCGCCAAGCACGTCGGCAACCTGCAAGACATGGCGCACGCTGCCCAGCAGCATCAGCAGGATCAGCAACAGCAGGTGACGGATCACAAGCACGAGCAGATCCAGACGCATATAGCTGCGCAGCTCGAATCACAGCGCGCTCAGCAGCTGCACGAGGCAGAGATGCAGCGTGCTGCCCACGCGCACGAGCATGAGATGCGGCGCATGCACGAGAAGCACGCGCTGACGATGAAACATCAACAGGAGTTGAACGAGCAGAAGGTCGCCGCCGCGAAGGCGATGGTCGCTGCCAAACCCAAGAAGCCCGCAAAGGCTGCTTGATCTTCGATAGTCTGGTGAGACTCGCCTCGCGGCAGCGTATGCCGTGTAATGGAGACAAACATGGCCTTTACTCGTGACGATTTAAAAACATATGAAATGCAACCGCAGAAGCAGGTCGACGACAAAGTCAACCCGTTCCGTGGTGCTACACCCGCCCGCGCCGCTGACGCTGCCGCAGTAGCAGCCGTCGCCGCCGGCCAAGTTGATGCCACTCCGGGAGGCAGTGCTGCACGAGCAGCCTCGGATCCGTTGGTCGACGAAGATGCCCCCATCGTTGACGAAGACGGAACACTCGGCGACCAGACCGATTCTGGTGAGGGGACTTCGGACGAACACGCGGACTCGTCCACCGCAGACGTCGACCCCAGCGATGAAACGGATCCCAACACGGACTTGACTGGCGAGCAGACTGACGAAGAGGCGTCACCCGCTCGGCCGGCACCGAAGAAAGGATCTGCTGAGGAACGCATAGTAGAGCTGAATGATCTGCTGGAAGGCACGAAAATATTTGGCAAGCACATGCAGGGCCAGCTGAAGGATGCTTTAGCTGAGCTGGAGCGGCTCAAGGCCGGCGGGACACCAACCGCCGCACAGACCGCAGCTGCAGCTGCTCCTCCCGGAGTTGAAGACGAGCCGATGCCGGACCTATCCGACGCGGATATCGCCTTCGACAACGACAAATATCGTGCGAAGATGAAGAAGTGGACGAAGGATCAGGCCGCGCTCACCGCGCGTCAGATCGTTCAAGAGATGGTTGGTCAGACCGAAGCGGCCAAGCGCCGCGCGAAAGCCGAAGAAGAGATCCGGGAGTTTGCAAAGACTCACAAGGATTACACGGCGGTCGTGACCAACAACCCGGTCCTAGCGCAGCATCAGCTGTGCAAGGATGCGGGTGCAGCCTTAGCTCGATCCGGCTATGTTGGCGAACTGTTGTACGAGTTTGGCAAGGACACCGCGTTGGCAATCAGCACCGCGAAGATGTCCCCAGCAGACCAGTGCATCCAGGTCGGCAAGATGATCGCGAAGCTAGAAGCCAAGAAAGAGGCTGCGGGCACTTCAGGATCCAAGCAGAACGGAAACGGTTCGAAGCCCAACGCGCAGAATGGGCAAAAGAAGTCCATCACTCAGGCGCCTCCTCCCCCTCGGCCAACACCGGCCGGCGGACGTGCACAGTCACGCGATCCACAAGACCCTAACATGTCTGTGGAAGAATTTGCGCGACAGCACAGAGCAGGCAAACAGTCAGCCCGCGAGACAGCTCGGAAAATGCGCGGCCTGAACTAAATAAAATCGGAAAGGAATAATGGCTAACTCACTAATCACCGCTCAATGGGTCGCACGCAAAGCGCTAGTTTTGCTGCACTCCAAGAGCAACTTCACGGGTCGTACGAACCGTGACTACCAGAGCTTGCTGCCCGGCCCCATCAATGGGGTCATCTTGGGCCAACAGCTCTCGATCCGTCTCCCGTTCCAGTACACCCTGCGTACTGGTCCGCAGATGAACGCACAGAACTCGGTACAGCGTTTCGCCACCCTGTTGGTCAACCAGCAGCTCGGTGTCGATATCAACTTCACTTCGGTGGAGCGTGCCATGTTGCTGAACAACTTCGAAGAGCAAGTGCTCGAACCTGCAATGGCGCGTCTCGCGGCCGGCATCGAGAACTTCACTACGGGGCAAGTCAACAACGTGCCGAAGTTCACGGGCGCCTTCAACACCACGGCAACCTACGATCAGCTGCTCCAGAACGAGCAGTACCTGACGGAAGCCTTAGCGCCGGAAGATGACCGTCGCACCTTCACGGCGACCCCGCAGACCTCGCGGTACTTCGTCCGTGACAACAAGGGCCTGTTCCAGCCCGAGTCGACCGTCTCTGACCAGTGGTTGGAAGGCGTGATCTCGGACAAGGCCGCGGGCTACGTCTGCTTCCGTAACACGAAGCTGCCGACGCACGTCATCGGACAGTTCAGCACCACGGCGGCCCCGGTCGTCAACGGTGCTGGTCAGTCCAACCCCGGCGCGGGTAACGCGTTCGTCTCCACCTTCACGCTGAACACTAACGGCTGGGCTTCGGGTCTCACGACCTTGAACGCTGGCGACGTGATCAGCATCGCGGGCGTGAACGAGGTCGATCCCGAGACGAAGGCGTCGTTGGGTCGTCCCAAGCAGTTCGTCGTGACCGCGACCATCAGCGACACCGCTGGTTCGATCTCGATCCCGATCGCCCCCGGCATCATAACCGGTGGCGCCTACCAGAACGTGGACAACGTTCCGGCCGCTGGCGCTCTCATCAGCGTGTTCGGCCAGAGCGGCGCTGCCGCGATTGCCGCACTGAACGGTGCGTTGATCAAGCAGTCCCTCGGCTGGTACCGGGACGCGATTGTGTTTGCGAACCCCCCGATGCTCGACCTCAGCCCCCTCGTCAAGATGACGGCTGCGGAAGCGTTCGAAGGGTACAACATCCGCTTCGCGCAACAGTGGGATCCGTCTAACGACGTGCTCCCGGCTCGTCTCGATTCGATTGTCGGCGCCGTGCTCGCTTACCCCGAGCTGGCTGTGCGGAACATCGAAGTCGCGTCGGCTGCCTAATCCCTAACCTGAAAGGAAACTAAAATGAGCAACATTCAAGTTGGTTACGGGCACGGCGACGTTGTCGGCATTCCGTTCGACTTCTACGGTGGAGCGACCCTGGTGACAGGGTCGACCATCACGATGCAGACCAGTCTGCTCGTGTTGAACGCTACCGGTGCGATCTCTGTGACGGTCAACCTTCCGCTGAACCCGGTGGACGGCTGTCTCGCTGAGATCAACAACGTATCGTCGGGTACCTTGACTCTCACCGCGGTTAACGCAAACACTGGCGACAGCATCGTCAACGGTGGTTTGGGTGCTCCCACGGGTCTTACCGTAGGCGCGGCTACCGCAGGGTCTGCCACGTCGTCGGTTCGCTATCGCTACTCGTTGAACGGCTTCCAGCCGGCCAGCGGCGCAGCGGTGAACCCGCGCACCTGGTTCCGCGTGCAGTAAAAGAAGAAAATCAGCGCCGCTGCCCTCACCCAGTAGGCGCGTGATGGTGAACGTCCACCATTTTAAGCAGACGTGACAGCCGGAGAGACGGCACCTAATTTCAGAGAGGCGACGTGGCTCAGACCAACCAGCAGATCATCACCGAAGCGTTTCAGATTCTTGGCGTCGTCCGCGAAGGCAGACAACCTACGCCCACGCAATCCGTGAACGGTATGACGATCCTCAACGACAACCTGCTCACCAACATGCGTGACGGTTGGGGGAACCTGGGCTGGTACCCGCAGACTGTTGCTCAGCTCAACAGCATCTCACCTCTCAAAGACGAAGACCTGGCAGACGTCAAGTATTGCCTGGCAGCTTGGCTCTCGGTTCGCTACGGTATCACCATAGCGCCGCCGATGAGCCCTGACGATGATTTCTCATTGGGCGGCATGATCCGTACCGCGTTCCGTCACCTGACGAAGCGGTACCTGAAGTACGCCGAGTGCGACCTCGGGGAACTGTCTCGCCCGCAAGGTGGCCCGTGGGGCGGCCCGAACTGGCTGTAACGCATGGCACAGGCGCAACCGACCGAAGTACCGCTGCCGCTTGCGACGTATCAGCTGGCCGATCTTCGCGCCGGCTCGAAGCGTTTGATCGGGTGCTACCCGGAGCCGGCGCAGCAGACGCAGCCTGACGACGAGGAAGATCAGCAGCCCGCGTCACTGCGGCGCTGGCCTGGCATATCGACGTTCACCCCGAGCGGACTGACCAACCCGCTACGCGGAATTTGGGAGATGGCCGGCGTCGTGTACGCGGTCGTCGGGTTCGATCTTTACACGGTGTCGAGCGCTGGCGCGTTCACGCTGGTACCAGGATCGGCGAGCGGTATCATCGGCACCGGCTTCGTGCGCATGACCGACAACGGCGCGTGCCTCGTCGTGCTGGTGCCGGGCACCGACACCTGCTACACGTACACGCCGTTCACGGGCGGCAGCGGTGTGCAGCAGCTGACGAACTCGTTCTTCCTGACGTTGGGCGGCGCGCTCGACTGCTGGTTCGTCGACAGCTACATTGTGTTCCTAGCGAACAATAATAACGGCCAGGGCTCGTACACGTTCTTCAACGACGACGGTCGGCAGGTGTCTGGCAACGCGCAGATCACCTTCACCACCGCCGCATCGTTCAATCGACAGTTCGGCACGGACCCGTTCTACGGGATGTGCATCGACCACCGCGAAATCTTGATGTTCGGCTCGCGCTCGTCGGAAGGCTTTGTGAACACCGGCAACCCTACCGGCACACCATTCAGCGCGGCCGCCGACACGTACATGACGTACGGCGTGCACCCGAGCTGTCCCTACAGCATCGCGCTGCAGGACAACTCGGCGATATGGGTGGCGAACGATCTCACGGTGCGACGTCGCAACGGGCAGACGCCGACGCGCATCTCGACCGCTGGCGTCGAAGCTATTCTCTCGAACGCGAACAAGCGCGGCCTGCTCACGGGCATGTACGCGCTGTCATCGCCCGCTGGCGGCCCGACGTGGAACGGTCACCCGTTCTACGTGCTGACGATACCGCTCGCTGAGCGCACGATAGTCTACGACTGCGTGACGCAGCAGTGGTTCGATCTGGTGTCGGTGCTCAACGGTCAGGAGGTGCAGTATCGCGGCCTCGCGTACTTCAACGGCTTCGGCAAGCAGCTGATCGGCGACTCTGAGAGCGGCACCATCGGGTACCTGGACGACACCGTCCAAACTGAATTCGGCAACGCGAACGCGCCAGTGGTGTGCGCGTTCACGACACAGCCGCTGTACAAACAGAACAACCGCCAGATCGTGCGCCGCGTTGAAGCGGTCGTGACGGCGGGCGCGGGCCCGACGCCGGCCGTCGCTCCGCGCATCAGCCTGCTGCTCTCGGACAACTGGGGCCAAACCTTCGATGTGTCCGGCGACGATTCGCAGACGCTCGGCGTGCCGGGCGACACCTCGAACCGCGCGGTGTGGTGGAACCTTGGACAGTACTATAGCCTCGTGCTTCAGTTCCGCGTGACGGACGCGTCGCCAACGTTCACGGTCGATGTGACCGCGTACGTCGAACCCTGCAAGTGGTAACGTGGCTATAGTCCTCCAATCGAAGCCCGGTCTGTCCAGCACGACGACGCTGAACATACCGAAGACGTGGGATCCTACCTGGTTCCGCAGCTTCATCAGTAACCAGCTGAAGGGCGCGGACGTTCGCAATGCAGTCGGCGCGAACGGCATCTCGGTGACGGGCAACATCAGCAGCCCGTACGCGACGATAACGATTGGAAACGGCCCGATAGTTATCCCTGCGCCTACTACGTCAGCCCTCGCGCTGACTGTAAACGGCATCGCGCGAACTGGCTACGGTCCTACCGTTTTAATTCAAGCTCCAGACACCGCGAGCGAATCGAACGGATTGCAGATCATAGCCGGCACGAACACCAACGACGCCTCGTTTGTAGTTACGAACGCCGCGCATACGTTCAACGTCTATAATTTGATAGGGGATTCGGAGTGGTCGTATTTTCGAGGGCCTGTGCTGCCGACTCTCGCGATGAGTGCGAACGGTAACCTATCCCTACAAGCGCCAGCAAGTGGAAATGCGCTCTCGGTTTATGGAGTCGCTGGTGCAGGAAATAGTGTAGGCTATTTTTCTAGTGCCCAGGGCACAGCGGGAGGTACCTCTGACGTCCTCATCCTCCGTAGTGGCAGCACGGCAAATTCTGCTCAAGCTGGGCCATGCATTGGTCTAGGTGACTCCATTGGCGGAACGTTTTCGATCCTTCAGCAGTCGGGCGGCCAGACCGAACTGTGGCAATATAGCGGCGCCTGGAACCAGATCCTAAAGGTCTTGAGTACGCGTGGCGTCGTGATCAACGCGCCAGCGAGCGGGCAGACCCTGACATTAGCGCCGTCGCCCTCCGCCGGAGAATTGATAGCAACATCAGCGGCGCTTACAACTGGCGCCGGAGCAGCCGTAGGTACGCTGACAAACGCACCGTCCGCAGGTAACCCGACGAAATGGATCAAGATAAATGATAACGGCACTATTCGTAGTGTACCGGCTTGGTAGGATCAATTAAAGAGGTGAGCATATATGTTGAACGACGAGACGAATGATAATCTGGCGCAGCACATCAGAGACGCGCTGAAAGACCACCCGCACGCAGAGGTGCGCGTGAACCCGGTAATCGAAGCCATCCCGCCGCACATTGCCAACAACTTGCTGGAGTTTCTGCGCCGCGTCCAGTCGACCGGCATGGAGGCTGTGGCGTGGGTAGAGTGCTATCAGTTCGTTCAGAAGAGCGTGCCGCAGCAACAGCAGCCCGGCGTGCCGTTCGGCGGACTGCCTAAGCAGGGGTGAGATGTCGATCATGTTGAAGTGGACAATGGAATCCGCGATGGCCGCCATAGCGATAGCGGTGACTACCGCTGGCGGCCTGTACTCGACCGTCTATCATGGCGGCCAAGTCAATCAGCAGATCGTCGAGCTGCAGCAGAAGAACGCGGAGACTGAGTCTCACGTCGCGAAGCACGACGATCAGCTGGCGAACATCCAACAGCAAAACGCTGCGATGAAGCAGTCGCTGGATGATATCAAAGATACTGTCCACGATATCCAACTTCAGGTGAGGAAACCGCAACATGGCAATCACGAATGAAACAGTTCTCGATCCGTCAATCGATAGGCGTCTGGCAGTTGATCTGGATGCTGCAGAGAGGGATGAACTCACGGCCTATCTCGATACTCGTGGCAATTGGACGTGTGGTCGCGGGCATCTGATGCCGCGCCCGGCGCCGGGCCGCTCGTGGGAGGGGTTCACGGTACCGCAGTCGACCAGCGACCGCTGGTTCTGCACTGACATCCTGAACGCGATACGCCTCGCATCGAGGTGGGATGAACTCGCCTCATGCGACACCGACTGCCGTAAGAACGCGCTCTACGAGATCGCGTTCAATATGGGCGGCAGGTGGGAGGGGTTCGGGCCGACGCGTGCCGCGATCAAAGCGCAGGAATGGCAGACGGTGCACGATCACTTGCTCGGCAGCTTGTGGGCGAAGGAAGTTCAGCCAGACGGCTTCGACAAGCCGGGCCGCGCCACGCGCATCGCAAATTATTTTCTGAGTGGGGAGTATCCTTGATGGGCATTTCAGTGGGTGATATTACAGGCATCGGATCCGTCGCCTCGCTGGCGAGCACCGTACTCGACAAGATCTTCCCTGACAAGTCACAGGCAGCGGCGGCGAAGGCCGCGCTCGCGCAGGCGCAGCTCGCTGGCGACTTGAAGTCTATCGACGATCAGTACCAGATCCAGATCGAACAGATCAAGGCGAACGCCGCGGCCGAAGCAAAGCCGGGCCTCAGCTTCCGTGATGGCGCCGGCTGGGTATGCGTCATCGGCTTCACGATTGCGATTCTGAAGTCCCCCATCGAATGGGCGTGCTCGCTCGCCGGTCACCCGGTAACGCTGCCGTCCGTCGACACCAGCACGATCACGACCATGCTCTTTGCACTGCTCGGTATCGGTGGCATGCACCTTTACGAAACCACCCAAAAGTAATTCTAAGTGGGGCAGACGATTCCGCCTTTTCTTGCTGGCAGTCTGGAGACAGCGGACCCGAGCGCGTTCAGCCCTATGCCGCTGGCGTCGATGCTGGGCGGAGCGAGCGGGCCCATCGCTTCTTTTTGGAATAATCTGCAGGCATCTCAAGATCAGGCAGTAAATCAGTATGGTGGCACGGTCGAATCTGACCTGAGCAGCGGAAACTATACTGGGGCGTGGAACGCCGCCGTCGCGTCCGAGGGGGCTATTAAAAGCCCCGCGGGCGGCATCATTGCAACTAACTCCGCCACCACCGACCCACTCGTGCAGATGATGGAGACAAGCAGCGGATTACAGGCGCTTGATCCGTCGATGACGATGACACCCGCACAGATGAATGCCTACTATCAGGCATTCGGAAAAGCGACGCAGGACAATACGACTGGAGCTAGTACGACACTCGCCGGGTCTAATCCGTACGGCCAGTGGGGTAATGTCGTCAACTCGGTATCTGGCTTAAGCTCCGCCGCAGCCACGAACGCAAAGGCGGGAGGTCTCGCGAACATACAACAGTATGCGGGCGCTCGCCCTTCGCCGAGCTATCCGACGTGGGCCCCCGGAGTGTTCGCCGATATCGTGCTCGCGGGCATGGGCGGAGTCGGCGCGGCGGCGCTCGCACCAGAGTTATCTGCCGGCGCCGCAGTACTTTCTGGAGGCGCGACCGGAGCGGCAACTGGGGCGATCGGCGCGACCGCCGCGGGCTCGCTCGTAGGCGCTGCCGGGGGCGCTATCAGTGGCGACATCAGCGGCGGGAACATCGGCAAGTCTGCACTCATGGGCGCCATCGGTGGCGGCCTTGCCGGAGCCGCCCCGAGCATTTCGAACTCTCTTCAAAACGCGGGGCTCGGCAACACAGCCGCCAACGCAATAACTAAGGGCGGCACCAGCGCAGTAGCTGGTGCGGCAAGCGGACAGAACCCGCTCGTCAGCGGGCTATCCGCCGGGGTCGGGTCTGCGGTAGGGGGCGCCACGGGGAGCAACATCGCCGGCTCGGCGGCTGGACAGGTTGCGTCAGGGTTAGCTAAGTCAGCGTTTAACCCGACACAACAGGGCGCGCCACAAGTGGGCACGGCACCTTCGATGAGTAACATTGGAAACATCAACGGCGCAGCCGTAGGTGGACAGGGGAACAGTACAGGCATGGGCAACATAGACACATCTCTCGCGAGCACGATCACGGGCGCGTTGCCCGGCGTGCTGCAAGCTGGCGTGGGTACGGCCGGGTCGCTCGCGGCCGCTAACGCGGAGACGAACGCATACGGCAACGCGATCACCACGCAGCAGAACACCCTCGGCAACATCAACAATCTGTGGTCGACGCAGCAAGGTCTCGGCGCTGGCGCCGACACTGCGCTCGGTAGCGCGCTCGGCACGAACGGCGCAGCTCCGAACTATTCTGGCTTCGAGAACATGCCCGGTTACCAGTTCGCTGTGAACCAGGGTACGCAAGCCATACAGCGCCAGGCCGCTGCGATGGGTAGCGCGTACACGCCGAACACTGCAGCCGCTGTCGGTCAGTATGTGACTGGCACCGCCGCGAGTGATTACAATACGTACATCAGTCAGCTGATGGGCGCGGCCGGACTCGGCAGCACCGCGAACACGCAGCTGCAGGGCGCCAACATCAACGCTGGCAACAACATCAGCACGCTGCAAGGGAACATCGGCAAGGCTCAGGCGCAAGGCTATCTCGGCACCGCCAGCTCGGTGGGTAGCCTCTTCGGAACGAACGGTGCCGGCACGGGCTTAATCAACGCTGCGGGCAACGCTGCGGCCAACGCGGTCATCCCCAGCGGGGTGGCAGGTGTGGGTGGCATAAGCTCCAACGGACTGAACAACGATATCGGCTCGTCCAGCACGATGGCGCCCTACGACCCGTCCGCGCTCGGGCTAAACGGCCCGACGTTCGACCCAGGCATGAGCAACGCCGACATGGGGCTGAACGGCAGCGGCGTACCGAACTCTATCGCCGCCAACGGAAACACCGGCAACATCTTGGACAGCTTGAACAACTCCAGCTTCGCTAATGCGTCCAATAACGGCGCCTCAAGCTACTTTAACTTTGCGGGGACGAGTTAATAATGAGCGACATTAGTGCTGATCCCGCTGCCGATATCGCGGGCAACATCTCACAGAACTTCGGCCCGAACGCGGTCACAAACCAGGCGAACACCGCGGCGAACACGCAGGTCCAGCAGCAGGAAGCGCAAGGGAAGCAGATACAGAACGCGAACGCGCGACTGCAGTACCAACTCTTTCAGAGCGCGATGGCGCACCTCACCGATTTCGGCGACAAACAGAACGGCCCAACCCTTGGCGATGCCCGCGACGACGCCTCCGGCGTAACGCCGACGAGCGCGTTACCGGCGAACGCTGGCGGCGCGGCACCCTCTGGCGTAGTCTCCCCCGAGAGCGCCCTCGGTAAGTCAGCGTCGGACCAGGCGAAGATCTATGACATGCTGGAGCGCGAATACAACCCCAACCCGATGGGGACACCACAGGAGCAGCAGGCGATATTTCAGGCTGAGACGTACGCCACGCAGATGAAGCTCTCCGGCAACAAGGGGCTCGCCGACGCCGCGGACCAGCGCGTCCAGACGCTGAAGGATCTGCGCGACATGAACGTCGGCACGCGCAAGAACGCCGCGCAGGTGGACGCGAGCGGGCACTACGACAAGCTCTCAGCCGTGAGCGACGCGTACGACAAGGGCAAGGCGTGGGACACGCTGGTCGCCATCGCGCCGGACAGCGCGAAGCAGATCAAGCTACAGAACCCGAAGGCCACGCCCGAAGAGCTGGAGGATATCGCGAAGGATACCGCCGACCACGTCAGCTCCTTCATGCACCGATTCACGA